CTCCGTTTCTAAATATTTGTGTACCCTTTATACCATAAATCGAAGCCACGACAAGGATCCAAAGATTTGTGAACCATGACGGAAGCTGCGAGAACATCTCGAAGAACAATTTTACTTTATCCATTGCTTCTGGGTCTTCACTTATCACTGACCAGGCCAAAACAGCGATCGGGGCCGACAAGATAATGAGAACCGCCTCGTCCTTCCAATCTGATTGTCTAGCTTCTAGCAATTTACCTTGATATGCTTCTTCACCACGTGCTTGTTTTTCAGCATGCAATAGTTGTGCCTCAGACATAGCCATTTTTGCTTTTTGCTTGTTGGCGTATATCTTACTACCAGCATTTAATGCTAATTTAAGCGCGCTAAACCACATAATTTATTAAATCCACTTAGCTTTTTTAGATTTTTCAGCTAACATTCTTTTAGTTCCCTTTACAGTAACTTCTTCTCCTGTAGCAATAAGATTAAAAGCTTTGTCAGCAGACGATTTTGATCTTGGATCTATCTCAGTTTTCTCTTTTGGAGTCTGGATATCCATGATTTTGTCTAACTTTTCCATTTTATCTCCTTTTGTTTGATTTACCAGCTTCAGATAAGGCAATTGCTATCGCTTGTTTACGATTTTTTACCTTTTTCTTAGACTTCCCTATGTTGAGTTCACCTTTTTTGAACTCCTTCATTACTTTTTTAACCTTTTTTTCAGATTTTGTCTTCATTTTTATTCTTCTCCTCTAATAATGCTTACATTTGGCATCATATCTTTTGCATTTGGTAGAGTTTTACTTAAAACAGTTTTTTCAATTGAAGTATCAGCTCTTAATTTTGCTAAATCTTCGTTCTGTTCTAGTTTTTCTTCTGTGTTTGCTTGGTTCATCATGGCTCTCATCTTATCTAGGTCCATTCTCTCTTGACCTTCACGTTCTTTACGCTCATTTTCTTGCGCTCTAAGATCTAATTCTCTAGCTCTTAGTCTTGCAAGTGGATCATTTGAGAAATCACCAAGTAATTTTTTCTCTTCCTTCATGTATTCTTCCATCATCTCTGCAATCAATACAGCTTTTCTAGATTCAATTCTCATATTGATATCCATTACTTGCTGTTGCATCATTGGGTTTTGCATTGCTTCTGGATTTTGTTGCATTTGCTGTAACATTACAATCTCTCTTTGGAATTCTACTTCAACTTGTTCTAACGCCATTAACGATATGTGTTCAAAAATATTTTTTTGAAGTGACGCTGTAACTGCAGGATTATTTCTGGCCATGTTTGTTGCCATGAATGCTAAGTGTGCAGTGATGTGTGCTTGATGGTCTTGACCTTTGAATGCTTGGAAAGGTTGACCTCCTAGTGATTGTATATGCTCTACAGCAGGATCCATTGGCATCGGTCTTTGTGGAGCTTTTAATAAACTATCAATATTTTTTACACCTAAAGCTTCATACATATTTCTGTACGCTTGATACATATTATGCATTTGTGGATTTGATGTAGCCAGCTGCAGTTCCGTTTGGGCAATAGATATTCTTTGAGATTGAGAAAAGATGTTTGGATCTGCAACTGGAATGATATCGACTTTGTCATCAAAGTCTTGTTGCTTTATCATTCTTTGACCACCTACTACATCATACGGATATTCTTGTGGCAAGTATAATTTAAATACTCTTGCCATTAATTTGAATTCATTTTTCAGTGCTGCATAAATTCTTTTGTGGATCGCCGACATTGTTCTCGACCCACGTTCTAAAAGCGCAACTGTCGTGCCCACTGCCGCTTGTTGATTACCCTCACCTACTTGAAGATCAGCTATAGATGCGAAACGCTGACCTGCCGATACCACGACACCCATAAGTTGTAAGAGAGTTGCTGATGGTTCTTTGAAAGGTAATGTCATAAATGAGTCACGGATATTTCCTCCCGGTGCATCAACGTCTCTAAACTCTCCTGGCTGTATAGATTGGGCATCATCTCTAATTCTAATACCACGCATTTTAAATCCTGCGGGTAAGTTAGATAATGTTCCTGCATCAAGCAATGATCTCAAAGCTGATGTTGCTGTTCTTGATAATCCACCAATCATGTGGATCAAACCAAATCCGTAAAAACCTAAACCAGGTAAAAATTTAAAATGTACAAAGTATGGAATCTTTTGTTTCTTAGGATCACCGACTTCATAGTTTCTTCTAATTGATAAAATTTCTCTAGTGCCTTCTTCAACAGTTACAATGTAAGGTAATTTGATTCCTGTTTCAGCACCATCAGGTCCACGGTCCTCGAACCCTTCTAAATCTAAATTGGTATGAAACTCAAGGAGCGTGTACATATCTTCATTGAAAGTTCTTTTAGTTCCTTCCAACATTCTTTCTTTTTTCTCTACTTCAGATTCTTCGTTGTAAGGTTTTGGTAATTCTATATCTCTATAGAATCCACTTACTTGTTGTTTCCTTAGTTCATTCTCCGAGATCTTCAGACGGTGGATCACGGACTCAGCATCTTCTAAGCTTGTTGCATTGTACGGCACAATCAAATCATCTGCCGGTACAAACTTAGAAACCGTTCTGCCTAAAACATCATCAAAATAAATTTTCTTAAAGGCAGAGCCGGAAAGAGGGAGATAAAAAAGCATTTGATCAAACTCAGGTTCGTACTCTTTCATCACATCCATGAGCTGATAGTTCATGAATTCTTTAACTCTGTTTGCTTGGTCATTCTTTTGTGGAGTCGGCGCTCCAACAGTTCTTGTTCTTACAGGACCATCTGCAGGTAACAATTCTTTAAATGCCAATGCTTGAAATTGTGTAACCGCTTCAGCAAGGACGGGGTGTGTGGCACCACTTGCACCTTGGAACGGTTCTGTCTTTTGTTCGTATTTAAATCCTAAAAGATCTAAACCTTTTGCATAACTATCTTCCCATTCTTTTCTTGAAGATTTATATTCTTGATAGTTTTGTACTAATTCTGAACCAAGAGGATTTAAGGTTTCCTCCGGTAATAACTCAGCTAAATTGTCAAAGTGGCTTTCGCCTTGCTCTTGGCTAAATGCTCCCGGTTCAAAATTAATTTCTACACCACCATCTTCTAGTTGTGTAATTTCAGTGTCACCTTGATTAGGTAACTCCTCTTGAATCTCAACTTGTTTTTCAATCTGTTCTTCTACCCCAGGTATCTCAACCTTTTTGTTTGGTAGACTTTTGTCTATTGCCATAGTTTTTCTCCGAAGTTACATCTTTAACAGTATTATATTGAATATTCAAGCCCTGTGATTGAGGCCCCTTTTCAGGTGGTACTGTCGTGGTTAGTTTTTTAATTTTCTTATAATAGCTTGGATGTTTAAATACAAATGTCATTACCAGTAATATGTATACCTCTTTTTTGTTATTGGCTCGTCCTGATAGTCGTCTGGATGAGTGATTAATCCACCATCTCTAAATCGAATGATAGCTTGGGTAGTGGAGTCTACCAAGTCATCATGTTCTCCAAAAGGGAATGATGCACATTCTTCAATGACTTCCTGAGCAAATTCTCTGTTTTTCGGCGCATATATTCTACCAGACTCAAATAGTGGCGCAACTGAATTTACTCTTGCATGTTTATCGTTACCACGATTAGGACTAAAGTCCGCAACGGGTATACCCATTTTTCGAAGCTCATAGATCAAAGGCAATCCTGCAGCTTTAGCTTCAATCAAAACTGTCTCTGGTTTCCAATACATATACTGCTCGTAGGCAATTCGTTTTAGTTCGGGAAACTCATATCTACCTTTTAAAGAATCAATTAACATCAAACATTGTGGTGAGTCTTCATCTTTCCTAAACACACCCCATGTTGTAATTGCAGAATAGTCCGCAGTTTGTTTTTTCAAAAACGCTGTATCATAACTTTGTATGACATGTTCTAAGATTGGCATCTCTTCATCTTCCCAATCCATCCACCATTCTCTTTTGATCAAAGCTCCTTCGTCCGAGGTTGGGTTTTGCATATACTGTGCATTCCATTTATTTACACCTGCAGATGCTTTCACAGCTTCAAGGTCCTCGAGCTTCCAATAACCAGGCCAGACAGGTTCACCACTTGGCATGATCGCAGGGAACTCTACTACCTCCCATTTATCCGCTTTCTCTTCTTTCTGAGATTGTAATAACATTTCAGTTAAATCTTTTTTACTCCATCTTGTCATAACCAGAATTATTCTTCCTCCTGGTTGCAAACGTTGACGTGGTCCTGAAGTATACCACTCGTAAGTTTTTTCAAATGCGTTAGGTGAGTTTACGTCTTGCTCTGAGTGTGGATCGTCAATAATAAGTAGATCAGCACCACGACCGGTCATCGCACCGCCGACACCGGCTGCGAAGTATTCTCCTTTTTCAGAAGTGTTCCAACGTCCTGCAGCTTTACTGTCTTCTTGTAATCTTGTTTCAAATAATTTTTGATAGTCTTCTGAATCGATCAAGTTTTTAGTTTTACGGCCAAAGGACACCGCAAGTTCTGCCGTGTGAGTTGCTTGAATTATCTTTAAACTCGGATCACGGCCAATCATCCACGCAGGCAAAAAGTAAGATGCAAACTCTGATTTAGTATGTCTTGGTGGCATGTTGATGATTAAACGAGTAAGTTCACCTCTTGCAACTCGATTAAATTTTTCTGAAATTACTTTATGGTGTTCACCTTCAATAAACTGTGGCCACATTCTTTTTACGAACGTTAAGAAGTCTGCTCTTGCTTCAGCTGCTTTCTTGTTTTCATATCCCTGAAGAATATCTGCTTTAATTCGATCTCGAACCTGAGCATCAGGAATTTTATTTATCTGGTCTATTGTTAGCTTCATATGGAACCAAAAAGTATTTTATAGGATAAATTATGTAAATCAAGCTATATAGGGGTATACGTTAGGATCCCTTTTGCAAAAAGGGGGATCGACTTAAATAAA